GTGTGCGTGCTGGACTTCGGCTCGGACAAGACCTCAACCACTTCTTTCACTGTGCAGATGCCCGCTAATACCAGCACCTCTGCTCTTATTCGCCTTGTTTAAGGAGCAATCATGCAAAAAGAGTTTTCCAACTTCGGCGACCACGCACAGGTGACGATGCAGTCTAATGTCGCTGGCTCTGAGACCGTCGGTATCGAGGGCAGCTACCATGTGGTCTGCCGTGACGTTGATGGCAACATCAAGTGGGAAGATCAGTTCCCCAATCTGGTCAACGCCGTGGGCAAGCAGTTGATGCTGGACACCCTGCTGTCTGGTAGCTCGTACACCACCGTGGGTCCGTTCCTTGGTTTGATCTCTGGCGCAAGCCCGACGTTTGCTGCTGCGGACACGATGTCCTCGCATGCTGGCTGGACTGAGTTCACCAACTACACCGTTGGTGGCTCGGCTGTGCGCGGTACGGCTTCGTTCAGTTCCGCGACTTCTACGGGTACCACGCCTACCAACGTGACGACCAAGACCGCTTCTGCGATCACCTACACCATCACGGGTGGCGGTGGCACGGTGGGTGGTTGCTTCTTGGTGACCGGCTCGGGCGCATCCTCGACGCAGGGCAACACCTCGGGCACGCTGTACAGCGCAGGCGCTTTTGCTACCGCGAAGGTCACCACCGCAAGCGATACGGTCTCTGTCACTTACTCGACCACTGCAACCTCCTGATAAGGAGTCTTAAATGGCTCTGGTTCTTGCAAACCGTGTCCAAGAATCGGCCACGGCGAATACGACTGTAAGCTTCACGCTGACCGGTGCGGTACTGGGCTTTCAGTCGTTCGCCGTTATCGGCGACACCAACACCACCTATTACTCGGCCACAGACACGGCGGGTAACTGGGAGGTGGGTCTTGGCACGTACTCCACAAGCGGCCCCACGCTGACTAGAACGACCATCTACGCCTCCAGTAACGCTGGCAGCGCGGAGACCTTTGTCGATCCCGTCAGCGTCTTTGTTACCTACCCGTCGGGCAAGTCGGTCAATCTGGACGGCAGCGGCAACGTCTCTGCGCTGGGTACTGTGGCCTCTGGTACGTGGCAGGGTTCGACCATCGGTGTGGCGTATGGCGGCACTGGGGTCACGACATCGTCTGGTGCCAACTCTGTGGTGCTGCGTGATTCCAACTCCAACATCACGGTCAACCGCATCAGTCAGGGCATTCAAACCATCACCGCCTCGGGCGGCACGACGGTCCTGACGGCGGCATCGCAGTTCAACCAAGCGCTGGTGGGCACCGGTGGGCACACGTTCCAACTGCCTGATGCCACAACGCTGACGGACACCACGACGTTCCAGTTCAACAACAACGCGACTGGTACGCTGACAATCACAAACAACGCAAGCGCGACGGTTGGTGAGATTGCTTCGGGTGGCGCGGCTGGTATCGCGCTGCTGTCAAACGCCACCATTGCTGGCACATGGGATGTACATGCGTATATCCCTGAGAACGTCACTTGGGGTACAAACTCCCTGTATCTGAACTCCACCATCGTCACTGGCGGTACGTGGCAGGGCGGCACCATCCAGCCAGCCTACGGCGGCACGGGGCTGACGACGTTTGTCGGGGCCAATAACGCGCTGTATTCCACCGGGTCCACGACGCTGACCGCTGGGACTTTGCCTCCCGCAGCGGGCGGTACGGGCGCTACAGCCACCCCCACAAACGGCCAACTGTTGATCGGTAACGGCACCAACTTTGCCGTTGCATCGTTGGGTTCCGGCACAGGTATCAGCACAACGACTGGCTCTGGCACGCTGACAATTAACAACACGGGCGTCACTTCGTTCAGCGCTGGCACGACGGGTTTGACTCCGGCCACAGGCACGACGGGTGCGGTGACGCTTGCTGGTACTTTGGCGATTGCCAACGGTGGTACGGGCCAGACCACAGCCAACACGGCCTTCAACGCCTTAGCCCCGAGTCAGACTTCCCAATCTGGGAAATATCTCACGACGGACGGCACGAACACTTCGTGGGCTGCGGCGGGCACTTCGCTGGCTAATGACACCAGCACGGCAACGAGCCTGTACCCGCTGTTTGCTGCGGCCACGACCGGCACGGCAACGACGATCTACACAAGCAACGCGAACTACCTTTACAAGCCCAGCATTGGAGAGTTGAGCGCCCTAGAAGTTCGTTCCAGCAACGGCATCTTGGTCAACAGCCAGACGGTGAGTGCGGATTACACGATTGCTTCTGGCGATAACGGTGGATCGTTTGGCCCTGTAGCAGTGGCCTCCGGCATCACGGTAACCATTGCGTCTGGCTCGGTCTGGACTGTGGTGTAAGGAGTAAAAATGCCAGTAACGATTAACGGTAACGGCACGATCAGCGGGCTTGTTATCGCTACGGGTGACATTGCCAACGGCGCAGTTACTCTCCCCAAAATGGCTGATGTGGCTACGGCCACGGTTCTTGGCCGCACCACTGCGGGAACGGGCGTACCAGAAGCCATGACTGGCGCTCAAGCGCGTGCAGTCGTCGGAGCGGATAACGCGAGTAACTTGACCAGCGGGACTTTGCCCGACGCTCGATTCCCCGCTACGCTTCCGGCAGCCAGCGGAGTCAACCTCACCTCTTTAAACGCCAGCAACCTTGCATCTGGCACGGTGGGCACTGCGCGGCTTGGGTCTGGTACCGCAAACAGCGGGACGTTTCTGCGTGGCGATGGTACTTGGGCTACGGCTGGAGGTGATCCAACAACGGCTCAGGTATTGAACGCTACTGCGGGGGCGTCTTATGGGGCGGTTGGCACTTACATATTTGCAGCTAGAAATTCAAGTGGTACAACTACGCCCGGCTCTACTATTGCGGGTTCATCGCTTAACGCAGGGGGCATGGGTGTTCAGGACTGTTCCGGAACGGGATTTGGCACCTCGGGCGGCGGTCTTTCTGGTACTTGGCGGGCGATGGGCGGTAGTGGGAATGGCAGCTATCGGACAATGACCGTGTGGTTGCGGATTTCTTAAGGGGTTAAAAATGCAAGCAGTTCTTACCTCTGTAGCCAACCCCCGCTGGGCAAACGCAGACCACACATTGATTGATTGCGAGATCACCACCTCGCAGTTAGGCGATGAAATTTTGCCGTTTACTGCAAACCCTAACGATGTTGAAGCGCATGGCCGCGCCATCTATGCCGATTTAGTTGCTGGCAAATACGGCCCGATTGCGGAGTATGTTCCGCCCCCGGTCGGCACTCCTGAAGGTCAGCCCACTACCAACGGAGCGCAGACGCTGTGATCATGCAGGCCGCTCCGCGTTTCACCGTCACCCAAGACGGCACCACGTTAAACGTGTTCCATGCCAATAAGGGTGAGGGGCTGCCGCGTCACGACCACATTTATTCCCACTTGACCATGTGCCACGCCGGTAGCTGCATCGTGCGCAAAGAGGGCCGGGAGCTGGTGATGACCAAAGACACGCAGCCGGTCAATCTGGTGGGCGGTGAGTGGCATGAGATCGAAGCGCTTGAAGACGGCACGGTGTTCGTGAACGTCTTTGCGGAAGGAAAATACTGATGTCCATCGTCAAAATTCAAGCCACCCCCACGGGCACTGGGACGGTAACAATCACCGCACCGACGACAAACTCCGACCGTACGGTGACGCTGCCCGATGTGACGGGGACGTTATATATAGGCGGTGGGGCATTGGGTACTCCGTCATCGGCTACGTTGACCAACGCAACAGGACTTCCCTTGTCCACGGGTGTTACGGGTACGTTGCCTGTTGCCAATGGCGGTACTGGCGCTGTTTCTCAAACCGCCTATGCGGTGGTGTGTGGTGGAACTACTTCCACGGGGGCCTTCCAATCAATTGCCGGTGTAGGAACTGCGGGTCAGGTTCTTACGTCAAACGGTGCAGGGGCTTTGCCTACGTTCCAAGCAGCAAGCGGCGGCGTGACTTCCATCACCGGCACCGCTAACCAGATCACTGCTTCCGCTTCTACCGGCGCTATTACCCTGTCCACGCCTCAGAGCATCAACACAGGAGCCAGCGTTCAATTTGGTTCGTTCGGTGTTGGTACTGGGGCTTCTGGTACGACGGGCGAGATTCGTGCGACCAACAACGTCACGGCCTATTTTTCTGATGACCGATTGAAGACCCGGCTGGGCAATATTGAAAACGCGCTGGATAAGTTGTGCAGCCTTGATGGCTTCTACTATGAGCCTAATCAAACAGCGCAAGCTCTGGGATATGAGGTCAAACGTGAAGTCGGTATTTCGGCGCAGCAGGTGCAGGCTGTCCTGCCTGAGATCGTTGCCCCCGCTCCGATTGATGCCCAGTACATGACTGTCCGGTACGAACGCGCACTGCCGTTGCTGATCGAGGCCATCAAAGAACTTCGCGCAGACATTGAGTCCCTTAAGAAGACTGTTGGCCACGGAGAAGCGTAATGCCATTCCTCCCCTCTTCTGGGCCTCTTTCAATCAACGATATCCGAAATTTGTTCGGTGGTCCGGGTTCGCCTTCGCTGGCGAATTACTACCGTGGTGGGGCTTACGTTCCCTCAACAAAGTCATCAACTACCGTTGAAGGTCCGTTTTTCGTTTTTAATACCGCACGTAACGATTATTGGTACTCCACGGGAGGCGGCTTTAACGCGCAGTGGAACGGCACACGTTACTCAGTTGGTGTGGGGTCCACATCTTTTTCAGCAGGTGGGTGGACATACTACAGAACAAACTTCCAGTTCAGTGATTACGGGGTTGGCTATTACAGCATCCGGCGCGAACAAGGTTCAACAGTATCTATAAACGGCGGCGTGCCGACATCTGGAACAATCTCAATCAGTAATCTTTATGGAGCAGAAAAACCATGACCGATGTTGTAATCAGCCGCTTACTTTTTGAGGTTGGCGTCCGACCTGAATACGACGGGAAGTCCAATGTTGTTCAGCGCGTGCGTTGGGGTTTGTCGTTTGAGAAAGACGGGTTCATTGTTCTTTCGTATTTTGAGACGTTCTTGACTCTTGGTGATCTCAATCCGTTCACGCCGATTGGGAATTTAAGCAAAGCGCAGGTTCTTGATTGGGCGTACCAACATGAGAACGGTGACGAATTCGTAGCAAAAAATTTGCCGTTCCAAGAGCAGCAGCTTCAATACGCAAAGCTGCAAGCAGAGAATGTGGACTACCCGAATTTCCCCGTTGATCCGCCAATCAGGCCGATCCCTGAAATTCAAACGACAGCCCTGTAAAACAGATGTCGTCTTCCAAGGTTTTTCAGACAACGGCAGGCCAGCCTGCTATTCAGATTGGCTGCGTGGCCAACCTGTACTCGCGCATGATGCACTTCCGTCAAGCGGGCGATATTGAGATCGGGCACACCCATCAGTTCGACCATCTCACGTTGTTGGCCAAGGGCAAGCTCAAAGTTACGGTAGATGGTGTGGCTACGGAGTTCACTGCGCCGCACATGATCTACATCCGCGCTGACAAGAACCACGAGCTGGTGGCGCTCACCGACGAGACCGTGGCGTACTGCATCCACGCACTGCGCGATGGTAATGGTGTTGACGACATTCTTGACCCGTCTATGATTCCGCAAGGGGTCAGCCCGTTGTCAGTAGCCATGCCGGTTTCTAGATAATCTTTTATGTTCGGAATTGCAAGCTTCGCCCAAACCTCGTTTGCCTCACTGGCAGGGACGAACTTTGCCTTCTCCATCACGGAGAACCTGAACTCTGACGATGCCAGCGCCCAACAGTCTGCGTTTCTCCAGTCCATCATTGAGGACATCACCGAGAGCGAGATTGAGGTTACCGGTACCGGGTTGTTCTTTCTCAACATCAATGAGACCCTGACCTCGGACGATGCCAGCACCCAGCAGTCGGATTACCTCCAGTCCATCAGTGAGAACTCCGACCCGGCTTCCGTAGAGGACATCGCCGCCCAGTTCGCCCAGTCGGTCACGGAGAACGTGGACATGGCGGATACCCCGGTGCCGTTCTTTGCTGCGCTGCAATCCCAACAAGAAGACATCATTGAGGTGGCGGACGCCAACACCCAGCAGTCCGCGTTCCTCCAGACCATTACTGAGAACGCTACGCTGGATGACATTGAGACCATCACGGCCCAGTTCGCTCAGTCTGTGACTGAAGCGGTCACTATGGATGATGTCCGGGTCATTGCCGCGCAATTTGCCGCTGCTGTCTCTGAGGGTCTGACGGCTGAAGATGCTGCGACCATCATTTTTGTCTTTGTGGACTCCATCACGGAGAACTTCGGGGCCGAGTCGGCGGAGACCATCATTGCCGCCTTTGCCACCAGCATCGCGGAGAACATCACTATTGCTGATGTCCCGACCATCACGGCGGCGTTTGCAGCGGCGATCAGTGAGAATACGGTGTTGGCTGACAGCTTTGGTGTGGGCGGCTGGATCAAGATCATCAGCACGCAGAACCCTGACTGGGTGAACATCACCGATACGCAGACACCGGGGTGGACTAACATCACTGACAGCCAGAATCCGGGCTGGGTCAACATCAACACGGAGTAAGCATGAGTACCGTAATTTCAAAGAACGTACAGGTCGGCACCTCCGGCACGGCCACCAACAACTTCACGCTGTACCAGCCGACGGTGCCCGACGGCACGGTGCGTCTGGGCGTGGGCAACACTGGGGCTACGACTGCTGATGTGATCACGGCCACCAGCGCGGGCTTGTTCCAGTTCAACAGCGGCTACGGCTCTGTCGCAACGGCCTACGGGTGCCGCGCTTGGGTGAACTTTACTGGCGCAGGAACGGTGACCATTCGTGCGAGTGGGAACGTAACATCTATTACAGACAACGGTGTTGGAGATTTTACTGTCAACTTCACCAATGCAATGCCCGATGCGAACTACTCTATGGGCGCTGCTGGCGAGGTTGCATCAGGAACAAACTACAACGTGATTCAGTTTAACCAAAATACTGCCCCGACAACTTCTGCGGTTAGGTTGACTTCGCTCAATCAAAGTGGTGGTGTGCCTGCGGTGTTTGATTCTGCTCGCGTAACTATCTCCATCTTCCGTTAAGGCCAAACCATGAACTCTCGCATCATTTATCCCACCGACGATGGCGGCGTTGCCGTCATCATTCCTGCCGCCGAGTGCGGCCTGACGATTGAAGAGATCGCAGCCAAAGACGTGCCCGCAGGCAAGCCCTACAAAATCGTGGATGTCGCTGACATCCCGTCTGACCGCACCTTCCGTGCAGCTTGGGAGTACGCATGATCGCCATCAACATCACCAAAGCCAAGGCCATCGGCCACGATATGCGCCGTGCTGCTAGGGCGGCAGAGTTTGCCCCCTACGACGAGGCCATCGCCAAACAAATCCCCGGTCAGATGGAAGGTGCTGAAGCTGCCCGTCAGGCCATCCGGGACAAGTACGTAACCATCCAAGCCGCGATTGATGCGGCGGCTACCCCGGACGAGATTAAGGCTGCGCTTACCAGCTAAACCGGGCAAAATCCCGTTTAAATGAGGATCAACCATGTCTACCTACTCCCCCAGCCTGCGCATTGAGCTGATCACGACGGGCGATCAAGCCGGTACGTGGGGCAACACGACCAATACGAACCTTGGTACTCTGATTGAGTCTTCGATTGCCGGGTATGTGTCCGTCTCCATTACCTCGGCCAACCAAGCGCTCACGGCCCTGAACGGCGCTCCTGACGAATCGCGCAACATGACGATTGCGCTGACCACGACGACGACTGCCAACTTTGCGGTCTACGCCCCTCCGGCGGAAAAGACCTACGTCATCTACAACGCCAGCGCTTACACGGCCACCATCTACAACTCCACGGTGATCGGCAACACGACCGCTGCCGGTACTGGGGTGGCTATCCCTGCGGCGGCTACGGTAACTGTTTGGTCTGAAGGCACCAACTTCCGGCTGCAAAACACCCACCTCACTTCCCCGACCATCTCTTCTCCCACGATGACGGGAACCCCGATTGCACCCACGGCTGCACCGGGCACGAACACCACGCAGGTTGCAACGACGGCATTTGTTACATCGGCTACCAGCGGGTTTGGCACGATGGCAACCCAGAACGCCAACAACGTGGCGATTACCGGTGGTTCAATCACGGGCATCACTGACCTTGCCGTGGCTGATGGCGGTACTGGGGCATCCACGGCGGCAAACGCACGTACAAACCTTGGGACCGATGACGCAGCCAACCTGACGACGGGCATTGTTGCTACCGCGCGGCTTGCTACATCCGGCACCGCCAGTAGCTCTACATTTTTGCGTGGGGATCAGACATGGGCTGCTGCTGGTGGTTACGCAGGCCCGGTGGGTACACAGGTGTTTACTGGGAGCGGCACATTTACTGTGCCAACCGGAATCACCTCTGTAAAAGTTACGGTTGTTGGTGCAGGCGGCGGTATAAATTCTTATGCCGGAACCTCTCAAGCCGGTGCTGGCGGTATGGCTCAAAGAGTTGTGACAGGTCTAACGCCCGGAGGGACTGTATCTGTCACTGTGGGGGGCGTTGGCGCTAACTGGTCGGGGGGCGGCCCACCTAACGTCAATAACCGAGGCAATACAGGCGGGACATCTTCGTTTGGCGCGTTTTGCTCTGCGACGGGCGGGCAAGGCGCTACAAGTGCGTCTTACGGCTCCGCTGCTGGTGGTTCTGGTTCTGGAGGAACGTTAAATATTAATGGGCAATCTGGTGTTAATTTAGCAGGTGGACGCGCGTACGCCCCCCTTGGATTGGGCATGCCCGGATTTGGTCAGGACGGGGGCGCGTGTTCTGGCAGTGTAAACGTAGCCGGTTCTGGTTATGGTTTTGGGGGGGTATCTAACGGCCTTACTAACCCCAACCCTATTGCTACTGGCGGTAACGGTGTTGTGATTGTTGAGTGGTAAGGAGGGCACATGAAAAAAGCTTTAATTTCTCCCAATGAGCCGCGTGAGACCGGCTATCGTGTAGCCGAGGTGTGCGCCGTCGTATTTCAAGTTGCCCCTCCGCTTTTTTGGGTGAATTGTGCGGACGATGTGGTTGCAGATGAATATTGGTACGACCCCACCAATCAAACCATCAAGCCCATCCCACAACCTGAACCGGCACCCAACCCGCCAACAACCGTCGGAGCCCAGACGCTGTGACACCTTGTTTGGTGATTGAATATGATCGATCCGTTCACCGCATTTGCTGCCGCGCAAGCTGCGGTGGCTGGCATCCAAAAGGCCATTAAATTAGGCAAGGACGTTAACGGCCTTGTCGGGGAGTTCAGCCGTTTCTTTGATGCGCGGGACGCCGTTCAGAAGGCCGCTAACGACGCAGGCAAGAAAGGGCAGTCCGACACGGGCCGGGCTATGGAAATCGTCATGCAGGCCAACCAACTGCGTGAATCTGAGGAGCAACTCAAACACATGTTGGTCTACGGCGGCTACCCAGAACTCTGGGAGATGATGCTCAAAGAGCGGATGAAGATCAAGCAGGCGCGCGAGAAACAAGAACGCG